AAATATCGTGGTGTAGATTGTGAAGTTCGTAAAGCAGTACAGGAGTCTCACGGCACCTTCTGCTATCGTGGTCGTACTTACACCAAATGAGGCAATCATGGAAGCACTACAAATCACAAGTGTAATTACCTTGGCTTGTGTTGCTGGAATGTCTTTAATTTATGGTGAAATCCTTCTACTACAAAAAGGTTGAGGGAGATTAAATGCTGAAGATCAAACTTTATTATGATCTTCCAGAATACGATCCAGAGGTTCACGATCCTGATAGGGTCTTTAGACTACTAACATATCGTGGAGTACCATATGCAAAATGGGTTTTTCTTAAATCCAGAGGAATGCAAAACTGGAACATTTTTAAGAGAGGTTGAGAAACCTCTCTTTTTTTGTACTTATGTTAAATTATTACAAATGTTAGTAAACTAACACAAACTGTTCTATATAATACAGAATTAAGGATTTGCTTATGAGATGAAATCTCACATCGTTATGTTCAACAATAAAAAATGCGTTGGAGGAGTGATGCACAATCTCATTTCGCGCAATCAATTAGCTGAATGGAAGTACATTGAAGAAAATTACAACCGCTGTAAGGAGGAACTAGAATTAGTCAACGATTACTTTGATTGCTTAATTGAATGTGATGAAGACCAGTCTACATGTAAACACATTTGCAGAATAATATTAGATGAGGGGGGTTGAATACCCCCTTTTTTTTGTGCTATAATACTTACAGTAAACACTTTTATATGGACAAGGAAAGATTAAAACTTATAGTCCGTAATCTAGAACTTTTAGTTGATGGTCTGAAAACAGAAGTTTATTCTGATCCTAGTGCTTACATAGATAAGCGGGAAAATTTTGATGATCCCAAAAACTACTATGATTACGATGAGGTATTTAACGATGACGATGGATATCCCGACTAGTAGAGCAAGAAAACTTATAAAGTTGCTTGAGCGTTTAATCAAGCAAGATCATCTCTATACTGAGCAGAGGATTATAGAGATGAAAAAACAATTACATGTTCTAAAGGATGAACTTGCAATGATTGAAGAAAAAACATCGAAAGGATTTGGTAAATGAGTGTAAAATTGGTAAGTGTAACTCCAGATGCAGAACAGACAATGGCATATGTTGCCCGTGTCTCAAACCCTAATAATCAGGAGAATCCTAATTATGCCAAATTGTTGGGATATTGTATCAAACACAATCACTGGAGTGTATTTGAACAAAGTTTTATGACTTTGGAGATTGAGACGACTAGGGGACTGGCAGCTCAAATTTTACGTCATCGTAGCTTCACATATCAAGAATTTTCACAACGTTATGCTGATTCTTCCTTACTCGCGAAGACGATCCCTCTACCTGAACTACGCAGGCAAGACACCAAGAATCGTCAGAATTCTATTGATGATATTGACCCGTTTGTTCGTCAAGAGTTCCAAATCAAAATGCAACGACACTTTGAACAGGGAATGAAACTCTATAAAGAAATGCTCGATGCATCGATTGCAAAAGAGTGTGCTCGTTTTGTGCTTCCTCTAGCATGTCCTACTAAAATCTATATGACTGGTTCTGTACGTTCGTGGATTCATTACATTGATTTGAGGTCTGCTAACGGCACGCAGAAGGAGCATATGGACATTGCTCTTGGTGCGAAAAGTATTTTCTGTGAGCAATTTCCTGCAGTTGCAGAGGCAATGGAATGGATTTCATAAATATTCATACTAGGACTTGAGGTTTATGCCAACTTACCCTGTTATTAACAAAGAGAATAAGGAAACAAAAGTGCTCGTCATGACTATGAAAGAGTACGATAAGTGGAGAAAGGATAATCCGGATTGGGATAGAGATTGGTCACAAGGTTGTGCGGGTCAGTCCACAGAATTTAAGTGGACTGGTGAGGCTCGTTCCAGTGGATGGAACGAAGTCTTGGATAGAGCATCAAAACAACCTGGTGCTACTGTCCGTAAACACCGCGATTACAGTTTCTAAAACAGCGTATGCCATCAAAAAGAAAGTCGCAGACTCCAGTTCCATTTGGAATGTCCAATAGACAAATGAAAAGAAAGAAACCTCTCAATACGGATTTGATGAAAACCATCGATCCGTTAACAGAAAATCAACAAGAACTTTTTCGCTGCTACAAGAACGATCAAAACATCGTTGCTTATGGAGCAGCAGGCACAGGAAAGACATTCATCACGCTCTACAATGCGTTGAGAGACGTTCTTGATACTAGGACACCATATGAGAAGATCTACATCGTCAGATCGCTTGTGGCAACTAGAGAGATTGGTTTCCTTCCCGGTGACCATGAGGATAAGTCCTCTCTCTATCAGATTCCATATAAGAACATGGTGAAATACATGTTCGAGTTACCAACAGAATCTGACTTTGAAATGCTCTATGGTAATTTAAAAGCACAAGGAACAGTCAGTTTCTGGTCCACAAGTTTCATTCGTGGAACTACACTTGATAACGCAATCATTATTGTTGATGAGTTTCAGAACTTGAATTTCCATGAACTTGATAGTATAATTACAAGGATAGGTGAAAACAGTAAGATTATGTTCTGTGGTGATGCTACTCAATCTGATCTTATCAAAACTGCAGAGAAGAATGGAATCGCAGATTTCATGCGTATCTTAAGAACAATGCCCTCAATGGATATTATTGAATTTGGTGTTGATGACATTGTTCGTTCTGGTCTGTGTAAAGAATACTTAGTTGCAAAAATGGATCTTAATTTATGAATTTTGTTCATCATAATTTTCTCGGTGACCTTGAATTAAACAAGAAAGAAACTGGTGGCATCCGCTTGTACAATCTTCCTGATGGTCAGTGGGTGCCATCGATTACTTCTGTAACTTCTTTCTACAACCGTCAGATATTTGTTGATTGGCGTAAGAGAGTTGGTATCGAAGAAGCAAATCGTATCACTAAAAGAGCTACTTCTCGTGGAACTGATTTTCATGAGGCAGTAGAAGTGTATATGAAGAATGAAGAGATAAACTGGGATGACTTTCGTCCTCTCACAAAGTTTATGTTTTATCATGCCCTACCATATCTGGACAAGATAAATAATGTACACGCTATAGAAAGGACTCTGTATTCAGAGTACCTGGGTTTAGCTGGAAGAGTTGATTGTATCGCAGAGTACGAAGGGGAACTCGCGGTCATTGACTTTAAGACATCCGATAAAATCAAACCAGAAAAATGGTTGGAAAACTATTTCGTCCAAGAGATGTTTTATGCTTCTGCTTATTATGAGTTAACCGGTATCCCTGTAAAGAAACTCATCACTATAATGGTTACTCCTGGTGGTGAGGTAAAGGTATTTGACAAAAGGGATAAAGGGCAGTATATTAAACTACTAGTGAGATATATTAAAGAATTTGTACATCACAATACTAGGTCAGAGGATGGAGAATGAATTAGAGAAGGCGCTAAAGAATAAATTTTACTGTCCTGCTAAGTTTGTTCAAGAGATTGAGGATCTTGTTCAGAAGAATAAGGACATGAGTTATATTGATGCTATCATTCACTTCTGTGACCAGAATAGTATTGATGTTGAGTTTGTTCCTAAACTTATAACCAAACCTCTGAAGGAGAAGTTAAAGTATGAAGCAATGGAACTAAACTTTCTGAAGAAAAGTTCTAGAGCAAAATTACCTCTCTGATTCTATTTTTGTAGGAAAAATTTTTCCGCAAAAAATTACTATATTACTTTTTTTGATGATGCCGTTTGATGCATATAAACAATATCTCGCGTTGAAGAATCACTTCACGAAAGAGAAGTATGACTATCACAAGTATTGTGGTAAGAGTCGTGCTACTGTTAAATCTTTCTATAAAAGGAAAGATCGTTTCTGGTTTGAAAAACTAGCAAGAAATAAATCTGATAGAGAAGTTGTTGACTTCTTTGTATCTAACTTTATCACCTGCACTGATCCGAGTAAGCTTTGGATAGGAGAAATGATACGCGAAGGTGAGGGTAGATACACTGCCTGGAAACGACGAACACAATCCCTCTCTTATATTTTTAGAGAGGAGGTTGAACTTATCCTCGCAAATGCTGATTTAGATACTGTGTTTGCAAGAACGACCGGTCACCCACCAATACTTAAAAAGTATCTGAGTGGTGACATATCACTTGAAACTCTGGTGATTTGTGATAGAATACTAGGGTATCGCAATGATTATGACAAACAGTTGACCGATCCGGTGTGGGAAACCGTAAGTTTGAGAATTAAAAAATATTCTCCCTTCCTAAATATCGATGTATTTCACTTTAAAAAAATTCTAAAGGAGATTGTTCATGGCACTTAGTAATACTGAAGTACTGGAAAACCTCACTAAGCAGAAAGAGGACTTGGAGAAGAATCTCCAAGAAGGTCAAAATCAGATGGAGACACTTCGTCAAACCTATCTGAAAGTCGTTGGTGCCATTGATGCGCTAACTCAAATCGAAGAAGCAAACAACCCAACTGAAACCTCTGAAACAGAAGTTGTAGAAGGTGAGTGATTTCTTTGATTCGGAGGTTGTCCGAGCAGAGATGACCGAAATCAGTGAACTACAAGAAGACATTTATCAAAATGTCTTCAATTTTCCTAAAATGAATCAAGAAGAGAAACTCTTTCATGTCTCACTTCTTGAGAGGTTGATTGAAAAGCAGAGGATTCTTTATACTCGTCTGAGTTTAT